GGGTTGGGCACAGCGGCTATCACAGATGCTACTGCTTACGCTACAGCCGCCCAGGGAGCAACAGCAGACACTGCATTGCAGAGCGTATCAGCAGGAGAGTTGACAGACGGCAACTTCGATGGGACTTCGATTTCAGGATTCGATGCTACTATCAACGATCAGACAGGAACTGCATACACACTGCTTGCTAGTGACAATGGAAAGGTCGTAGTGTTGGACAACGGATCAGCAGTTACAGTTACAGTACCGAGCGGATTAGGCGTTGGGTTCAATTGTTCGTTCGTACAAAAAGGAGCTGGGCAAGTTACCTTCAGTGCTTCTAGTACTACCATCAACAATAGACAGTCTCACACTAAGATCAATGCACAGTACGGAGTAGCTAGTATAGTCGCTTACGCTGCTGACACATTTGTTTTAGCCGGGGACACAGCATCCTAAAATGTCTTTAATTCTTCCAAGTATCGGTAGCGGAATAATCGCTAGTCCTACTGCTCCTCCTTCATGGAATGGTAACACTTATAGCTTATCACTAGACGGATCAAACGATTACATTGATTGTGGGACAGTTAGTGCTTTAAATTCAGCATCTACATTTTCTGTCTCTGCTTGGTATAAAAAAGCGTCGGCAAGCGGTGGTGGATTAATTGTTGGAGTAGGGCCGTTTCCGGGCGAGCGTTTTTATATAGAGCATTTTAGCAATAATACTATTTATGTAGGTTACGATTCTACTTTTGCGTCAGTGTCTTCAACTGCTGATACTAATTGGCATCATGTCGTTTATGTGCGTGATTCAGGTACTCATAAGTTGTACTTGGATGGGAATGACATGAGTTTAGGAGGAACGCCATCATCGACAACAGGTGCTAGTGCAGGAAACCCTTTCTATATAGGGAGACTAAACAATTACTCAGGTTATTTTGGAGGATTAATAGACGAGGTGGCGGTATATAGTTCTGCGTTATCTTCATCAGATGTAACAGCAATCTATAATAGTGGAGAACCTACCGACTTATCTTCTTACTCGCCTGTTCATTGGTGGCGAAACGGAGATAACGATTCAGGAAGTGGCACAACTATAACAGACCAAGGTAGTGGTGGTAACGACGGAACACTTACTAACGGGCCTACTTTTTCAATCAATGTACCTTCTCCTCCTGCCTTTAACGCCTACTCCGTAGACCTAGATGGGACTAATGACTACATAGCTGTGACACCAAGCTCAAGTATCGACCTATATGGTTTTTCAGCTTGGTTTAAATCAGACAATGTAATTTCAGCTTCTTCAGGAATAAAAGGAGTTTTACTTGGTCAAGGTGGATCAGCTTACTTCCTCGCTTTAGGAGGTAATGCTACAGGTGATTTTACAAATGAGTTAATTACTATACGACAGTTTGCACAAAATAGTTTTGCATATACTTCGGCAAGTGCGACAATAGATACGAATTGGCATCACATTGCCGCTGCTTGGTCTACTTCGTCAGCAACGACAGGAGGTGATGGATATGATATTTACCTTGATGGAGTAAAAGTTGGAAATGCGGGTGGTACATCAACACCTTCTAGTCCATACACACTTTCATCAGCATTTACGATTGGAATGAGACAAAATGGTTCCTATCCCTTTAACGCCTTAATAGACGAAGTAGCTATATTTAATTCTACATTATCTGCATCAGATATAACTACCCTTTACAACTCAGGAGTACCATCAGATATTTCTTCACTATCGCCTGTCGGTTGGTGGCGTATGGGTGATAATAACTCCGGCAGTGGCACTACAATTACAGACCAAGGCAGTGCAGGTAATGACGGTACACTTACTAACGGCCCAACTTTTTCAACAACAGTACCATCTTAATAACCATGAGAAACTATGTAATTATTGACGCATCGGAAGTATCTTCCGTAGATTTTAATCAAGTCCTAGAGACGAGTGCTGACACGCTTAGATACAACCTAGCAGGGACACAGACTTTTGTTAAGTTCGATGGCGACACGCCTAGCTTTCTAGAAGGTAAGACTGCCTATGATCGCTCTGAGATGTTGACATTACTCGCGAACGAAGAGTGGTCTTCTGACGATCCTATTTAAGTTATGCACGAGACAGCACAAGGGTTATATCATTCGTTGGAGAACCAGCGGTGGTCATTTTTAGACAGAGGACGTCAATCGTCAGAACTCACTCTACCCTATGTACTGCCTCCTGATGGACACAACTACGCCACTAAATACTACACACCCTATCAAGGCATAGGAGCACGTGGTGTACTGAATCTATCGTCTAAGTTATTGTTAGCTTTACTACCACCGAACGCTCCGTTCTTTCGTCTTGTTATAGATCGTTACGAGTTAGACAAAGCGAAAGCTGAACTGGGACAAGAGGGTGCAGAGCAGCTGCGTACTGATCTAGAGAAAGCACTGGCTGATGTAGAACGTAGTGTATCACAGGAAGTAGAAGTACAGAACTTTAGGAACGGTATATTCCAAGCACTCAAGAATCTTCTAATCACGGGTAACGCTTTGTTATACCTGCCGGATGAAGGAGGTATGAGAACGTTTAAGTTGGATCGTTACGTCGTAAAGCGTGATCCAATGGGTAACGTTACACACATAGCTGTGAAAGAAACAGTAGCACCTATGATGTTACCTGAGTCGGTACGGGAAGAAGTGTACAGACAAGAGAAAGAAAACACGTGTGATTTGTACACTGCTATCGTGCGTGAAGATGATGAATTTAAAGTGTATCAAGACGTAAAGGGAATGCTTATCGAGGAAAGCGTAGGACGTTATCCGTTAGAAAAGTCCCCGTGGCTACCCTTGCGTTACACTCAAATAGACGGAGAAGACTACGGACGTGGGTTTGTTGAAGAGTATATCGGAGACATCCGCTCGTTAGAGTCGTTAACTAAATCAATCGTAGAAGCCAGTGCAGCAGCAGCTAAGGTATTGTTCATGGTCAATCCTAACGGAACGACACGAGCACGTACACTGGCTGAAGCTCCTAACGGTGCGATTGTACAAGGCTCTGAAGGAGACGTATCCGTCTTACAACTTAATAAGTTCAACGATCTACGGACAGCACAGACTACAATGGCTGGTATAACAGATCGATTGAGCCAAGCCTTTCTACTGACATCGGGGGTTGTTAGAGATGCCGAGAGAGTGACTGCCGAGGAGATACGGATGTTAAGCCAAGAGCTTGAAGCTGCCCTCGGTGGTCTCTACTCTCTCTTAGCTCAGGAGATGCAACTGCCTATCGTCACTCGTTTAATGGATCGTATGTCCAAAGAGAAACGACTACCTAAGCTACCCAAGGATATTGTTAAACCTACTATTGTTACAGGTGTTGAAGCATTGGGTCGTGGTAATGATCTTAATCGTCTTGATATGTTTCTTGCTGGTGCTAATCAGATAGTAGGGCCACAAGCAGTCAATCAATATCTTAACGTATCTGATTACTTTAAACGTCGTGCTACTGCTCTGGGTATAGAAACTGAGGGACTGATCAAGACGGAAGAAGAAATTCAACAAGCTATGCAGATGCAACAACAACAAGAGATGATGATGAAGTTGGGAAGCCCTGCTGTAGCACCCGCTATCAATGCTGCACAGGAGCAGTACATGGCACAAGAACAAGAACAACCTACCGAGGAATAATAAATTATGGCAGAACTACACCGAGTAGAGATTAACGAAAAAGTATCCAGTGAGATCGAACCCGAAGAGAAGCAACAAGCTGACGAAACGGTTGAGACTCCTGAAGAACAACAATCAGAACGTCCTGAATGGTTACCTGAGAAGTTCAAATCAGCGGAAGATATGGCGAACGCTTATAGTGAGCTTGAGAAGAAACTTGGACAACCCGTCTCCGAAGAGCAACAAGAAGAAGAACAACCACAAACCGAAGAGACCGAGAATGATAACGACAAACCAGAAGCTGGTAATTATAATGAAGCTGTTGTGGAAGCTAGTCAGGAGTTCTTTGCAAATGACGGTCAACTGTCTGACGAAACTTATCAAAAGCTTGAACAAGTAGGACTGCCTCGTGATCTCGTCGATAGTTACGCAGCTGGTCAACAAGCGTTGTTACAATCAGAAGAAACCCAGATCAAAGGAGTGGCAGGTGGTGACTACGATGCAATGGCTGAATGGGCAAACGAACACTTACCATCCGAAGAGGTCGATGCGTTTGACGAAGCTGTCACGTCCGGGTCAGTACAACAAGCCAAGTTAGCAGTACAAGGACTACACGCACGTTATCAGAACGCTACAGGTAGTCGTCCAAAAACTTTAGTACAAGGAGCGGTTAGTGGTTCATCAACCATGCCGTTCAAGAGTATGCAAGAATTAGCACGTGCACAGTCAGACCCACGTTATCGTAGTGGTGACAAAGCGTATCATCAAGAGATTGACAGACGGCTGGCTGTGAGTAATATATAACTTTCATTCATAAGTAATTAGGTGAACAGATGCCTTGGACGACTTGTTTTGGTTTTCTTCCTTTTATCGGTTTCAGGGAGTTTTACAGGTTGTTCCAAGGCATCATTTTATCCGGCTCTCGGAGCTACGGGTGGAGCAGCGGTAGGTAGTTTAGGAGGGCCGGGGCCAGCTGCGGGAGGTGCAGCACTTGGTTGGGGTGTGGGAGAAACAGCCAAATACATGGAAGAAAACAAACATTTAACGGAGCAAGTCAAAGCGTTAAGTGAAGGAGATGTGAAGCAACTCGTTAGTAATCAACTAGATGCGTCAATGGATAACGGGTTTTTTGACAGTATGCTTACTGAATTTTATGGCTTGCTAAAGCTGTGCCTGATAGGTGTAGTCTTGTGGAATGTCATACCAATCATATATACGAGATACGTACACAAAAAAGCAAAAGATGAAATATCAAATAGAACGACTAATTAGAATCTATAACGATCTACCACAGCGTCAGAAAGTCCTAGTGTTGACAATTGGTGCATTTGTTGGTCTTATAGTAATTGGTAACATATTTAATTAGACAACTAGCGACTACTAGTCCCTCGACCCTCTGCGGAGGACAATCCTGTGCGAACGAACGAAGTGAAAGTCAACCAACTAATAACTACAACTATAAATAACTACAACATAAAGGAGAAAATATATCATGGCTAATGGAGATACATCCCCCTCACGTGTAGGACAGATTAATAGTGCTGGTGATACAGATGCGTTGTTTCTTAAAAAGTTTAGCGGAGAAATTCTGCAAACCTTCGAAGAGTCAAACATCTTTAAAGCCCTTCACACTGTTCGCACAATCGAAAACGGTAAATCAGCTCAGTTCCCTGTTACAGGCGTAGCTTCTGCTGCTTACCACACACCCGGTGAAAACATCGCTGACTCAGGTAACTCTTACCTTAGCGACATCAAGAAAGCCGAGAAAGTCATCACTATCGATAAGATGCTTTTGGCTTCTACTTTCTTGTCAAACATCGACGACGTAAAGAACCACTACGACATTCGTTCAGTATATGCTAACGAGTTAGGTAAGGCTCTTGCTGTTCGTTTCGATACTGCTCTCGCTAAAGTATTCATCGCTGCTGCTCGTAGTGCTTCTGCCGTAACAGGTGGTAACACTGGTGGTATCCTTGATGTTTCTGCTAATGCAATGGGTGACGTAAGTGACTCTAGCGACGACTCAGACAACAGTGATCCTACAGGTGCTGAATTAACAGCTGCTCTCTTTACCGCAGCTCAGAAGCTCGACGAAAACGATGTTCCTAGTGACGGTCGTTTCGCAGTTCTTCGTCCTCAAGAGTACTACAAGTTAATCACTGGTGGTGCAGGAACGCTCGCTATCTCTACTTCTGCTGTCAATAAAGACGTCGGAGGTTTAGGAAGCATCGCTTCTGGATCAATCCCACAGATTGCAGGTATCACCCTCTACAAATCCAACCACATCCCATCAACTGACTTGTCTGCTGTTTCTACAGGTGACGGAGAAGCTGCTAACGATGTGTTCGGTGGTAACGGTGTAGGATACAATGGTAACTTTACCAACACGATTGGTCTTGTTTCTCATTCCGCTGCTGTTGGAACAGTTAAACTGCTCGACTTGGCTACTGAATCTGAGTACCAAATCGAACGTCAAGGTACGCTTTTCGTTGCGAAGTATGCTATGGGACACGGAGTTCTCCGTCCTGAGTGTGCTATCGAACTTCAGAAGTAACCACTCTCTCGGTGTTGGGAGGTCTGTGATTCGTTCCGCTCCCTTCTACCGAAACCTTTATTACAATGGCTCTTACAACTAAACTCGAAGCGGTAAACACAATGATTGCCGTTATTGGCGAAGCACCCGTTAACACGCTAGGAGGCACAGCTGTCCCGATCACCGTGGTACAAGCAGAGAATGTGTTAGACGAAACGAGTAGAGCTATACAATCAGAAGGTTGGCACTTTAATACGGAGCACGAATATCCATTCACTCCCGACGCTACCAATAGTAAGATTACTTTACCTAGCAACGTGTTAACCATAGACTTAGACCCACAGATATATACAGACGTCGATCCTGTACAACGTGGTAATACTTTATACGACAGGAAGAACCACACGGACGTCTGGACAAAAGAGGTAAAAGCCTCTGTTACTTTTCAGTTAGACTTTACAGAGATACCTGAACAATTTAGAAACTACATCACTATTAAAGCTGCACGTATATTCAGTAATCGTTTTCTTGGTAGTCGTGAGATCGAAGGATTTGCACTACGGGACGAAGTGGAAGCAAAAGCAAGAGCTATTGATAGTGACTCCGAGAATGCAGACCGTACTATCTTTGATAACTACAGCGTAATGCGTGTGCTTGACAGATAATGCCTCTGTTAGTAAATAGCGTACCTAACTTAGCCCAAGGTGTATCGCAGCAACCTGACAATCTGCGTTATCCCGGTCAGTGCGACGAACAGATCAATGCTTGGGCTACCGTTGTTGAGGGACTAAAGAAGCGTCCTAATACCAACTACGTAAAGAATATAGACAGCACTAGTACAAGTAGTAATCTATTCACACACTTTGTTAAACGAGACCAAACGAACCAGTACGCTGTAGTCGTATCGTTAGGTAATGTATCGTTAGGTATTCCT